TGAATATGTAACAGTCAATGTAGTTTTTTGAGGAACTAATCCATATGTACTAGTATATAAAAAGTTTGTAGGGTCAATTGTACTAGTAGTTGTTCGTCTTAAATGCTCTAATCCATGACCAACATTTTTAGGATTAGGTATAATCTCTTCATCTGCATCTGAACTAATACCTGAACCAAATTGTAATTCCATTCTACCATCATCACGCAAACGCTTTACCCATCTCCTAGGTGTTTTCTTTAACTTCATTATATATGGTACTGTTGATCTATATTCTGATAATTCTGGGTCATTAAATGGAATATTTGCAATATCTTCCATAATAGTATCTTGTGCTAAATAATCAACTTCATTCCAATTAAAGCCCATAGTATCTGTTACACTTAATATGTCAATTACATTATCATCTGGTAATACTATTTTATCATAAGGTTTAGGATCTGTAAAAGTAAATTGCAATGTTTTAATTTCTCCGGAAATTACATTAACCTTTTTCTTAAGTAGGTATCTTGCAACATCACCACCACTACTTATTTCATAAACAGTTATATCAGGCTCATGTGACATGTCTAATGGTTCTTCTGTATGATATACTTGACCACCTTCTGTTGCAACTTGCATTCCAGAACCAATTGTTAATGCATATTCCATATCTGGTGATTCTGCACCACTACTACCTTTTGCTGGAACTAATTGAAATACATCTAATTTACATGTTGCTGGAGAATTTAATGTTGGCTTATATCCAAATAATTGTGACAACATTAACACATTTGAACTTTCACGAGCTCTTCCTAATAATGATTCTCTAAATGATGTATCTGTATAATATGATAAAACATCACCAACATAAGATGCCATTTCAATAAACATCATACCTGGAGATGATTCGTTAAAATCTTGATAAGTATTTGGAAAATATGATTTCGCAAAATTAATCAGATTCTGTCTGAATTGAGAAAAATCTTTATTTAAGTACTTAACATCTTTTTTAATATCATTTTTTGCCATAATCTATTCCCTTTAATATGTCCCTGTTGAAGTATTAAAATCACCTAATCCACCAAATGTATCAGCACCAAAAGTTCCAACTTGTTGAAGTTCAAAATCTTCTTCAGATATTTCTTGTACTGTAAATGCATTTTCAGATGCTAATACATTTATTACAACTTCTGCTCCAATTGATTCAATCCTAAATCTCAGTGTTACAATTAAGGTATGTCTGTCTTCACTTGTTCCGATATCAACAGCTTTTAATTTTACATATGGCAACCAATATTCTATATCTTCATTAATTGCATCAAATAATAAATCACGTAATTCAGGTGTATTATTTTCAAATATAATTGTACGCATACTAGTACCAAAATTAGGTTGCATCAATCTTTCACCTTTAGTTGTTAATAATAAATTCTTAAGATTAGAAATCACTTGTTCTTCTGTAGTATAAGATAACTCAAATACACCATTACCAGTAATTGAACCTGAAGCGTAATGAGTTTGTGGAGCCTTTCCTTTAGCACCTTTATTAAATGGTAATAAAAGTCCTATTCCAGAATCCGGATCATCATTTCTAGGTCTATATTGGTATACTGGTCTTGCCATTTATTATTTGCCTTTCTTTTTATCTATTGCTTTCATTAATGCTGAATAATCTTTTGTCATTGCTTTTACTGCAGTCGCAACACCTTCATTTGACATATCTACTGCTTCGCCATTTATACCCGTAGGTGCCAATGATTGCGGACGTCTACTGGCGCCAAATGACTGTGCCATACTAGAATCAAATGTTCCACCACTTACCATTGGACCATTATTCATTGAAGCAAAATTGCCAGTTGCTGCTGTTTCATTTAATATATCATTCAACATTTCATTCTTTGAATATTCTTTCTTTGCCCTAGTTTTCTTTGGTCTAGGATTTTGTGCCATTTCGGCCAAATTCATACCATGATTCATAACTTTATCGTGATCAACTGTTTGTTCAGTTAACACTTCTTTAACCGCTTTAGAGACTTCTTCGCGAATAACTTTACGTAATAATTTAATAAATAATTCCGTTTTCATAGTCTAATTCCCTTTCTTTTTAATAAATATGTTAATATATCTAAATAGAGTGCTTAATTTACTATTGTATTCCGGTCCATGGAAATGGTGTCGGAACTGGTGGTGCTACCGGTGGAGCGGTATTTAACCAAGTCATCATTCCGGAAATTAATTTAGCATGATTTTGAAATGCTATCACTGCAAATTTAGCAACTAATCTAGGTTTCTTTTTATTGAACGCATCACGTAATTGCTGATCTAATGGTTTAAGTGTTCCAGGAACTAAAACCATCGATGGCGGAATTAATGGAGGCGTATGTATTGGTATTGGAGCAGCAGGTGGTGGAGGAGCTGTACCAAACTCTGTTGGAATATCTAACCACGGTGTTACTGGCGGAGGTGCTGATGGTAATAATTGTTTACCAGTCCAATATTTAAGTATGCCTGCAGCTGCTGGACTCCAATCAATTGCCTTTGTTTCAGATTCCGATTTACTAGTACTTAATCTTTTCAATACAGTATGAAATCCGTCTTGTACTGGTAATTTATTTAATCCTATAAATGTAGCTTGTACTACTGTGAATCCAGGATTTCTTTTTGGTATTGCATCCTTTACTGCTAAATGATAACAATCAGCTATTTTTTGAGCTGTAGCATATATTGTTTTTGGATTAGTTTTACTGTGTTTTGATGCTAGATAATCGCCTAATCGGTTTTCACATACTTGCCATTTCAACATATTACTGCTTCATCTTTTTTATTTTCTTTTCGATTGCCTCAATCCTTTTACGAATTGATTTTGTTGTAGTTGCATTCTTAACCGACTTTCCTTTCGATTTTACAAATGCAGCTGCATTCAATGGTGGACCAGAAGGTCCTACTGGCGTTGGATGAATAGATGTTGCATTTGCTTGCGCTATTGCACCATATTCTTTATGTGCATCTTCTAAATTTTTATTTTGTTTGATAACCTCTTGTATTAGCTTTAACACTTCTGTAAAGAAATCATCCATATCGGTTTGCCATTTAGGTGTTGCAATCTTTACATCCTTTTTTGCTACTAATACAATCTCATCTTTCTTTGCATTAAAAATAATTCTATCAGAAGCACCTAATAATTGAGGTTTCAAATATGTCATAAATGGATCGACACCATCGCCTAATTTCTTTTGGGCTGTTTTGAACTTTTCAATTTTTTGAGAAGTTGTCATGTATATCCATGTCTTATCTTTATCCGGATCTTCTACTGCATAATGTTTAGAAGTAGGGTCACCTTTCATTGCATCATCAATACCACATGTAAGAGTTATAATTGGGTCATGTGGTTTAACTCCTTTCCAAAATGGTTTTTTCTTATACGGCAACAATATCATATGAGTTGATGAATATCTCATACCACAACCAAATCTATCTTGATGAATAATATCTCCAGTAAACGGTTGTAATGTAGTTACTTTCTTTTCCATGAATGTTGGTTGGATAGGTTTAATTCCTGGAAAGGTAAGTGATATTGGAGATGGCAAATAACTACGTCCACTAACCCTAGCATCTTGCAAGAAAGGTAATCTAGAATTATTTAATAATCCATGTGAATTTAATAATGATATGTAATAATATTTTTGTTGAGAGAATATTGAACCACCACCATCTGCATGAGTCATTAACATTACTTGTTCTCCATATACAGGAACTTGATGATAATGTGGATTAGCTGGTGTTGCCCATACTTCATTTGAAGCTTGTGTACTCGACCCTCTAGTACGTACACGGATTGCGCCAGGCTTTAGAGTCTGTAATGGATTAAGTGGATTTCTCCATTTTCCATATTGACTAGGAAAGGTCGTCTGTAATACTTGTCCTATCAGAATTTCTGTTGCCATCTGCTTCTTCTTCTATTTTAGTTGTTTCTTTTATTACCTTAATTTCTTCTTCAGCCTCTTCTAATAATCGCTTTCTTTCATCTTCAGAAAGACCAAATTCATTTCCGTCATCATCTTTACTAGTTGCTGTTACTAATCGTTGTACTACAGCAGCTAACTTAACTAATGCATCATCATTCTTAACCGAAACTTCTAGATAATCTTTTATCATTGGAACTATAACTGTTGCATCTCCAACATTTCCAATCATAGGCTGTAATTCTTTTATAAGTCCATCTATTTGCCTAGACTTCTTTTTTGAATTATGATAAATATCACGCATCAAATCAGAGAATTTTGTGCCGTTAAATAATTCGTATTCGTTACTCATATAAATCTACCTTTATTATAAATATGAGAACAGGTGGTTTATTGGTGATTTCTACAGTTAACAATATGACCAGAGATTTTATAAACCTGATACATCTTTGCATAATCACGTTTCATGACATTAATTACTTTGGTAATATTTTGAGTCTTAAGTCCGGTTCTTTCTCTTATAAGAATATAAAGAGCTTTCTTATTAAAATTTTCAATATTATCACGCATTCTAAAAAGTTCTAAAATAGTATCAGCTACTACAATATCTCTTTTATTAGAAAAGATAACATTTAGATTATCATCATACCAAGCACACCATTGATTGGTAAAATCTTTTAACGATTCTTGATGATCAGTTAAAGCTAATTCTGCTCCTAAATCTCTATTATCATCTAATACTGTTAAATCATATCGATTTTTCAATTTAGCGTAATTAGCATTATTTTGTATTATCAAATAATTTTTTGCGACAATACTAAAATAAGAAAATGCCTTACCTTTACCTTCTTGAAATTTACCTATTTTCTGTACTAAGAATGCAACCACTTCAGCTTTAACATCTTCATAAGGAACATCAAAATATGAAAATCTAAAAGTATGATAAATATTTTCAACTAATTTATTAAATGGATAGTTGATAAATTCAGAAAATACTTTATTACGTTTAGACCAACTTGGTTCAGTGTTGTATGCAATAATTGCTTTATCTGTTATGTATGTAAAATATTGTTTTTTGCTAGGCTTACGTCCCCTTCTTTTTTTAGGACCGTTTTCCTCAATATCTCTCATTTCGGCTTCATGCCACTCGTAAAATTTATCAACTGGACTTTTTTCCATCTAAAAATCTCTATTTAGTTGTTCTATAATATCTTGTAATTCTTGAAATACAAATCCTGTTTCATCATCAGCTTCAAAAGAACCTATTCGATCAACTTGTTTTAATCTAGAATATGATTCCCCCATTTTTGTTTTCATAGTATTAAAAAATGAATAGAAGTTAGTATTTGATGCTTCTAAATCTTCAATATAATCAGATTGAGCTTCTTGTTTTCTTAATTGATTAAAATTAACAAAAACTGATATAGCTAATGCTACTGATAAAATTATAATTGTTGTCATCATTATTTATCTCCAAATAAATCCTTAAACATTTCCTTCGCATTTATATTAGGATTGGACAATGTCTTTTTAGGATATTGTTTTTTAACTGGTGCAGATTGGGCAGGCTTTCCTTTATACCATTTTTCAAATTCAATTCTAGCTGCCATACAATCTGCTTGATGCATTACAAAACCTAAATTAGTTTTTAGTTTTGAATCTGCTGTTCTTGACATGAAATAAGGTTTATTACTTTCATCATATAATCCGTCTGTCAATTTAATACCTAGCATTTCGTTCCAAGTGATGCTAATACCATAATGTTGCAATAACCAAATAGATAGGTCATTTACAAGGCTAAAAGGGTTATTAGGATTAATCTTATACATCTTTCCTTGATTCTTTCTATGCCATTCAGAATCATTAGGAAT